AAAGAGAAGTCCTTTTCTTGCCTGGCAACTTACCAGAACTAATAAACTACACAAAAAAACAAAAAAGCAAACAAAAAAAGAAAGAAAAAACAAAGAAAACACGGAAAAAGATAACAAAAAAAACAACAGAAGTACAAAGGAAACAGTCGGGATGGCAAGGGTGTATGAGAGACCAAGGTATGCTTACCAGGCTCGCAACAGACTACTGTCAATGGCAATAGGGGCCAACAATTTCGACACCCGCATGGCTGTCGCAGCTACCCTAAAAGCAGATCATGAGACTCGAGAGACCATGTGGCTTGACTATGAATACTTGGCAGAGTTGGCACTAGAAGGAGAAACGGAAGACCTACTAGCAAATGAAGATGTGATCAACCTCGACGTACCCACCGCTGAGTACTTATTAGATGCGGAAATAGGCCGACTAGTCGGGACTCACATTCTGTCTCAAGAGGAAAGCTGCAGGAAGTTGCTGTCAGACTACTTGACAGTCTTTGCGGAAGAGCAACCCACTAAATGCTTGACGGATGAGAAAGCCATGTTCTGGCTGATGTCCATGGCACTTGATGCATCTAGCCACCATGTGCAGAGCAAGCAAGCTGCAAAGGCTAGAGTTGCTGCAACTGACTTGATAAAACTGCAACTTGCATCACAGAAAGTCTCCCCTGCCCAGTTCATGCAAACATATTCCACTACTCAAATGTTCAAGAGTGCTAGTGTTGAAGCGCTCCGAGACGAGGAATGGGTTGCAGCAGCTGAGAACATGGTTTATAGGTCCCAGCCCATGTGGGTCAAATATTGCCGACTATGGTGCAATCCCCCAAGAAGGATGCGGGAGCGAGTCGAAGAAATGGTCGAGAAAGTAGATAAATCGAAGGCATCAGACAGGCACAGGTTCTTTCCCCTTGACCAGGTTGTCAAGGAGTACTCTGCCTACAATTACGCTGGTGTTATCGTCATGTACGTGGACAAGGTCATGCTGGTCTTCGACAACTCAAGTGCTGATTATCTGAGGACAGCACTCACAGCGATCAGGAATTCCAGGGTGGCATTCAGCATGCTGAGGGTCTGTGGCGATACTGACAGAACCAACTATCTGGTTGAGTTCCGAAAGTGCGTTGCGTGGATATCCCGGGCTATCAAGAGCAGCACTGGCGCTAGGGAGGTCGCACGGCATATGCATCTAGCGTATACAGCCTGGCAGAACGAAGTGGGTGAATCAGAAGCTGAGGTAGGGGTAGGGTGGGAAACCAGAGTTGATCCACTGATGGCAGACATGAGGAAGTATCACCCTAGGAATGACACATGGTGGAACCTTGTGAAGTCATTTGACTGCCCTGAGCGAGTCAGAGGTGAGTTCCTGAAACTATACCATGCTTTGCCTCCCCCTGACATAGACGCTCTGCTACTTCATGACACCATGGAAGAGAAGACCCAAGGGGCCAACGTAGCCAACAAGGATGCAACAGAGCAATTCATCAAGTTCTGCAAGGCCTATGACTTCTGTAGGTTCTTAGCTAAGAACCGCAGAGCCCCAGCACGTATGGCCAGCGAGGGGTACAAGTACGAAGATACAAGCTGGTACAAAGCTTCAATTCGAGGTAAGCTTAAACTGCCGCCAAAGGCTGAATGGGGATGTGTCTGGATATCAAGGGAATTTGAATACCCCCACACTGGAGATTTCCATGTACTGGATGCCAAAGATAGTACTAGAGTCATAGCTGACTTGGATGCATACATGAACCGGTCTAAGTCCCGCTCCATGCCAAGAGTCGAGAACAACGAACTGCTCTCAGCACTTTTTAATGGAGAAGTACTATCCAATGGCGAAGACATGAGAACGTGGAGAAATCGAGTATTCAACAAGGGAGTGACCCGAGAAGATGATGTGATAGGTGCTATAGCAGGGAAAGCAGAGAATACTAAACCAGGAGAAAAAACCAGAGAGACTCTGTCTTCGTGCGACACAATTAGGGAGTACTTCTCTGAAGTCGACCATGCTATCAGGCCTTTAGCTGAGATGACTCCTGGAGTTTCGATCAGGGTCAACATGGTAAAGCACAAGAAGAAGTTCCAGTCAATGGCTCGAGCAGTCTCAAAGAGATCGACTGGATATGCATTTGCGACTTCAACAGATGTGTCTGCTTGGTCACCAAAAATGGATAGGAATTTGTTCCATTCCTGGCAGGAGTACGCCCTATCTACTACGGAATGTACCAATCCGACTGGCCAAGTGGCTCTTTGGGACAAACTCGTCATGTTCACAGATCGCAGGGGAGTCAAAAGGTGGTTCGAATGTGACAAAGGAAATATCCAGGGTTGGCCAGCAACTTCAGATACCACTATGCACGCACATATACTCATCATGTGGGCCTATGAACTGAGAGAGAGAGAAATCCTCAGCGCTAAAGAAGCTGCGTACACACTGTGTCTGATCGACGACGCAGCAACCGTTGTAGCTCTCGAGGGTTCAAAGGAGGAGTGCGTGAAAAAAGCCAGTGATGCAAAAGAACTACTAAGGACGATGTACTTAGAGTTAGGCTTCGAGATGGATGTAGTCAAAAGTTTCTTCTCGTCTATAAAGTTCACATACCTCAATGAACTGTATGTGGATGGTACTCAAGTTGGCCACGGAGCCAAAACCTTGATGAAGATAGACAGGGACCACACCAGGAGGTTTGGGTCCATACAAGACAACATCGCAACAGCATTTGGGACTGCTGCCTCTGCTGCTTCACAGGGTGCTGATCCATTCGTCGCGTACTGGATCGCAGCAAAGATGTCATATGAGTGGCTGTTTGCAAAGCACCCGCAAGCCATGGACCTAGGCATGCTCCCGCTATTCCTCATGAGCCTTGCACCAGTTGGTTTAAATGGCCTCGGAATCAGGGCAATCACCAGTGTCTTTGCTTCAGGTGAAAATGATCATTTAACATGGTTTTTTGAGATTGCAGGTGGTGCGGCCTCAATCTTTGGCTCAGAGATCGACCGCAATATATTCAATGCGATTATGTGCCAGCCACTTCGGACTCCAACTGCTCTGTCTACTTTCAAGACCCCATTTGCAATCTCTGCTGCATCCCATTCCACTGCATCTGCCGCAATAGCTCGGAGGTTCCGAGAGTCAGCTCGAGATGCTGGATTGGCGGAGCCATTCTCATCGCTGGATGCAATTGAGGAAGATGAAGAGTTTGTCTCATCACTTGATAGTGTCTTGAAATCTGGAGTACATGAAGCAGCATTGTTAGAAGAGGTGTCCTCTTGCATGCCGATGGCGCTGATAGAGCAAGTAATGGCAAGGATTGATAAGACTGAAATAGTCGCGTACTTACTTGGCGGCAAAGGTATAGGCAGCTTAAGGAGGCGGGTTCAAAACGCAGACGCTTTCAATCTCCATACCATCACGAGCTTATGCCAAGTCATGTCGAAATCACACATCGACTGGTTATCAATCTACGAGACAGATGGCAGTTTTCAGGCGGCATACCAAATGAGGAGCATGATGTACAATGATTCAGAGTACTCTGTTATTAACCACACATACCCTTGTCCTTTCTCACTATGGGCATTTGAAGGCGATGTAGACCTAGACACAGAAAGGGCCAGGAGAGTGACAACCACCTCTTTCAGCATGGGGAGGCTAAATAAGACAGCAGCATCTAGGACAAAGAACATGTATGACTCAGCCGTTGACCAAATAGGGTACAGAGGGTACATTACAGCACGTTCTGATGCCGCAAGAGAGGCCAAAGTGGCTCTGTCAGATCCTGTGAGGAGGATGGTTGCTGCTGGTGTGGCTGCTTTCAGGTGGGCTGAGTTCGCTGGAGTCCACTACCAAGGACTGTATGAATTGTTCATGCGCTCTTGGAGTGGGAAGCACGATGAAAGAATGACTTTGTTGCCTGGGGCTAGGATGTTGGGGTCTGTTAAGAGGCTTTCGCTCAGGCATACGAAGGTCGGGCATCTAGTTTACCCTTTTCAGAATGTACAAAGTGCTGCTAGAGTTGATGCGAGACCTATAACAGTTGCACAAGCAGACACAGAGCACATGTATGATGTCATGGGAGCCATCACCACACTAAGGTCTGCAACTCTACTAGAAGCTGCCCTCAGAGTACGTGCTGGAGAGCCCGACTTCGCGTATGCATTTGGCTACAAGGCATCTTCAGCTGCTCGGCTTTTCAGGCCTGATCGAGCAGAGAAACTTAGCCATGTTAGCAAGAAGATTAAGGCATTTGTTGACATCAACACTTCCATGAGAGAGAGTGCAATTGTAGTGACAAATTACGACAGTATGTCTAAGCTCGCAGCGGTATACGAAGCTTCTGGTGAGAAAGCTGCAAGAAGCTTGTTTGAGAATTTAGTCAGCAATGAGGTCATGGGCGAGTCGTTGGTAAGTGCGGCAATTGCGCCTCAGTTAAGTATCAGAGTCGAAGGTCAGGTTGCTGAACCTCTCAAGAAGTCATGGGTGCTGAGAGATTATAAGTCACGACAGAAATCGTACGGAGCAGTCACCGAATTGGGGCATGCCAGCAGTTCAATGGTCTCAATCGAAATGCCACTGGGGACAGTCGATGATCAGCTCCACCGGATAGGCGAGGCATGGGCTGATACTATGTTGCTTGATTTGGTGTCTAGAGATGCGAGGTTCTGCACTGACCTAATGAGGTTATCAAATTCGGGCACTATAGGCGAGTGCGTTAATTTACAGGACTGGGCCACCAAGAGTTCAAGTCTAATTCCTCAGGTTCCAGTTTTAAGAAAGGTGATCCACGAAGTAGAGTCAATATTCCCGAACCAGGACCCTGTCCCTCATCTGTCAACAGTGTATAGGCACTTTGGAGCAAATGGTTTTCGCCATCGAGGGTCAGAAGGCAAAGGGGACCCACTGCATATGAGTGAATCTTTCTTCGGGACTACTTCATCCATCTTAGGTGTTGCGTCTAGGGTTGGCAAAGGGATGAACCACCTTCGTCATTCAACTTCTGAAGGGTATGCTTCAGTGATTACTTCAGGAACAAGCAACAACAGAAGAACAGTCTCTCGAGTAATAAAGGCGAAGTGGCTAGCTGCTGCTGCTAGGAGGGACATAAAAGCTGGCGAAGTCGCACGGAGAGAGAGGAGTGGCATGAATGCTACACTGCCGAATTATGAGGCAACTTTCTTGCGCTTAGCAGCTCAGACCTTGCGGGCAAATGGTGACTTTGACATGGCAAGGTTTTGCTCTGACGCGGTTACAAGAACTATATCGTCCCTAACCACCCATTTGTCGTCTTCAGACAAAGCTGAGAGCTTCGAAGACAAGCTTGAGCAGATTGGGTTTGACCCAGAAGGGACCGCTAACACTGTAACTACCGCTGAGATGTCAATAGCGGCTGTATGCAACGTTGCAGCTGAACTTGATTTGACCGTTGACACTAACTCAGTAATAAAAGCATTCAGAAATATGGCTACTTGGGCTGAAACTGACGTGTCAGGCACCCATGGCACAACCCCTGTGAGAGAGCGGAGAATGACTACATTCCTGAGCTCAACAGGCATGCTCAGCCTCCCACAGGGCAACAACACAAACGAGGAAATTGTAGTCCCAGTTTCACAGAAAATTGAAATGGGTGATGAGTTTGGAACAGAAGGAGGACTGTCAGACGCTGCCCCTCAAGACCTCTACCAGTGGATTTGCACAGATCCTTCTATGAAGGAGAGGTCGTTAGAGATCCTGTCAGCTGACAATATCAAAGCAGCATATTTGAAGGCAATCGAGTCCGAAGAAATGTGGGATTACTTCTGTGGGCAGATGGCAACAGAATTTGACCTCAGCACATATGAAGATCCAGGATTTAGCATCTTTGATAGACCGAGTTGGAGGAAAAGCTGGAGTGATGGCAGTGCCTCAGAAGGGGATGAAGTAGTAGCTGAGTAGACAAGACTATGAATAGGAAGCAAGGCAGTTCGTGGAGCGACTATAGACTGCAGGAAAAAAACCTGCTGAGTTTGGTAGAGTGACACTAGATTCAAATTCAGCTGCCCCAGTGGGCGTCCCTGGGCTGTTTTGTTCCGTGTCCG